ACCAAATGATAAGATTTATGCAACAGATAGAAAAACAAAAGTTACTGCAGGCGTAGGTAATACAAATATTTTAAATTGCCCCAATCATAAATTTTATACTGGGGAAAAAATTTATTATAGTCCGTCTTCCAATTCTGGAATTAAAACATCAATTTACTTTTTGACAAGTATTGATGATAATAATATTAAACTTTCTTATAGTAATACTGATTTATATACCAAAAATTATATTAGATTTTCAAATGTGGGGACTGGAGATTATTTTGTAAAATTAAATTATCAAAATAAAACATTAGAACATCAAAAATTATTTAAAAAGTTCAATTTAACTAAAAAAGAACAATTTTTTGACAATCCAGAAAAAAGAAAAACAATCAATAAAAAAATAGGTATTTTGGCGGATGGAGTTGAATTATTTTCAACTACTATTTTCCAAGATAATATTTACTATGGAAAATTAAACTCCGTATCTGTTAATGCAACAGGACAAGGATATGATGTAATTAATTTTTCTGGAATAACCGTTGAGGATAATTCTGGATCTGGTGCTATATTAAATGGATGTATAACAGGAAGTCTAAAAGAGGTAAAATTATTATCTCCAGGAATTGGTTATCAGTCAAAACCAAAAATTACTCTTACTGGTGGAAATGGTTCTGGTGCTGTATTAGAATCAAATTTAGTAAAAACAAGAATTACTTCAAATTTTAAAGCAACTAGTATATACAGCAATAGTATTAATTTTTCACAAAACCATAATTTTGACAATTCAGAAGAAGTTTTTTACAGTAAAAATTCAAATACTTCTATATCTCCTCTCATTGATGGTGCTTCATATTTTGTTGGTGTAACTAGCACAACACAAATTAAATTATATAATACAAAAAATGATTCTATATCTGGAATTAATACCATTTCAATTAGTGGTATTGGTTATTCTGGAGTTCATAGTTTCAAAACAGTAAAAAATGGTGGATTTGGATATTCAAATAGATTTGTGTCAGTTCCATCATTATTATCGGCAGATAATCAATCAAATGGAATTAATACTTTTGATGATTATATTTTTGCAAAAAACCATAATTTCAAAAATGAAGATTTGGTTTTATATACAACATCAGATACTGTGGTATCTGGATTGTCAACTCAAATCAATTATCACGTAACAGTAGTTGATGAAAATAAATTTAAACTATCAATTGCTGGAGTTTCTACAAATATTTCTAGAGAAAATTATATTAATAAAAAATATGTAAGTTTTGCTTCTATTGGTGTTGGAACTCACAAATTTTCATATCCATCAATTGAGATTGGTGTTGAATCAATTAGTGGAATTGCTACCACAATTGTAGAACCATCCTTAGATCCGATTGTTCTTGGTTCTTTTGATAATATTTTTATAGAAAATACTGGAAGCAATTATGGAACACCAGATATTCTAAACTTCCATAGAAAACCATTTGTTTCTGTAAGAAAACAAACATCAGAAGCAATATTAAAACCAGTCGTTTCTAATGGTTTGATTGTTGATGTCCAAATATTAAATGCAGGAAATGGATATGCAAATGACATTGACATTGTTGTTACTAGTGAAAGTGGAAAATATGCTGAATTATATCCAACTGTGGTAAATGGAAAAATAACTCAAGTTTTAGTTATCAATTCTGGAATAAACTATGATGAAACAAATACATCAATAACCATAAAGAAAAGAGGTTCTGGTGCTAGATTTGAAGGTAATATTTTCGAATGGCAAATAAATCAAATTGAAAAAAATAAGTCAATCATTAACTCTGAAGATGAAGGTGTTATTATACCAAGTGATGTTGACAAATTCGGATTACAATTTATAAATTATTATCCTTCCAAAAAATTAAGAAAAAATTTAAATAATTTTATCGATATAGAAGGAAATGAAAATCCACCAGCAGCAACAACAAATCCATATCAAATTTTAGGATGGGCTTACGACGGAAATCCTATTTTTGGTCCTTATGGTAAAGTAAATGGGCAAATCAAAAGATTAAAATCAAGCTATAATAAAATTAGTGAGTCGGAAAAAAATCAATTAATTGATTTAAATGTAAGACCAAATTTTGATGCTGGATTTTTTATTGATGATTTTTATTTTGATAGATCAGTATCTGAGGGAGATTTGGACGAGTGTAATGGAATGTTTATAAACACTCTTGATTTTCCAAATATTAATTATGGATATTTCCTCAGTCTTGATGATGATGGAAATCCACAATATCCATATTTAATTGGTTCAAAGTTTAAAGATTTACCAATAGAAGAAAATTTTGAACCATCTTTCAACCAGGAATTGGATTTTAATAATTTGGATATAGTGAGAAATACTGGTCCATATTATTTGAATTCTACATATGCATCCTATGGTTTAATTAATAAAATAGAATCAAAATACAAACAAGAATTTGTAGTAAAACAAATACGGTCTTCTGGTATAAATTCTGTTTCAATTTATGATCCAGGTCAAGATTATAAATCAGGTGATAATATTGTTTTTGATAATTCAACTTCTGGTGGAACTGGATTATCTGCTGTAATTTCAAGAATTGAAGGAAAAGAAGTTTCGAATATTCAAATTGGAGTATCTACTTTTTCTGGTGTAACTTTTATCACAAAGGGAACAAGAATAAAAGGAATTACAGAAACACCCCACAATTTGATTACAAATGATGAAATTTTAGTCACTTCCATTTCTTCTAGTCCGTATAATTATATTCAAGGATTTAAAAAAGTATTAATAAATCAAAAAAGTGTTAGTTTAATAAATGATATTCCAAACCAATCAACTACTGGTGTAACAACTTATATTACTGTAAATGATATTTCTGGATTTGAAGTCGATAACTTAATTGGAATTGATACAGAAACTTTAAGAGTTATTGATATTTCATCTTCGGAATCAAAATTATTTGTAAATCGATATGAAAATTATACTGGAATTCATACTGCAGGAATTGCATCCGTAGTATTACTTCCAAATACATTTACATTCGATGCTCCCCAATATAATGATACTATCATAGAAAATAAAACCACTTATTTCAATCCCAGCAATACAATAGGGATAGGAACAATTGGAACAAATTATTATAAATTGGTTGGTGTTAAAACTGATTTTGGAACATTTAATGCTGGAATAACCAGTTATATTGGAATTAATACTACTGCATTGGAAATTGGTGATTATGTTTCGGGAACTAATGTTTCTGCTGGGACAACTGTTATAAGTGTTGGAATTGGAAGTATTCAAATTTCACCAAGTCATACTCTTGGTGGAGGAATTTCCACTTCTTTAATTACCTTTAAAAGATCAGTATATGATAAATTTGTTCCATCTCGTTCAATTTATATACCAAATCACAAATATTACACAGGCCAATCTTTAACTTATAATGTTGGGTTGGGCGGAAATGGTATTGTAGTATCAAATACTGGCACAGGTTCTACATTTAGATTAAATCAAAATCAAACAGTCTATGCAGTCAATTTGGGAAATGACTATGTTGGATTATCTACCTTAGGTTTTACAACAACTACAGGAATTGGATCAACATCAAATTCATTGTATTTTAGTTCATCAACAAATATTGGATTAGCACATTCATTAGCAACACAATATTCAAAACTTACTGGAACTTTTGAAAATTATTCCGTAACTGTTTCTACAGCACAAACACATGGATTACAAACAGACGATAAAATAAAATTCAATGTATTTCCAAGTTTTTCAAATACAATAAAATTAAGATACGATACTGCACTCAGAAAAATCACAACAGATAAAATTGATTTTGATGCTTCTTCAGTTGGTGTAAATACACAAACAAATGAGATTACTATAACTGGCAATAAATTAAAAACTGGTGATAAAGTTGTTTATTATACTAATGGAAATACCTCCATTGGTGGATTGACTAATAATAATACTTATTACATCTTAAAAGAAAACCCAGACAAAATAAAATTATCAAATTATCTTTACGACACAGCAGTCGGAACTTGTATTAGTTTCACAAGTGTTGGTGTTTCCAATCATAGCATTGCTCTTATTAATCCACCAATCAGTCTCACTAAAGGTGATATATTGACTTTTGACTTAAGTGATGCTTCTGATATGGATTTGAGGTTATACAAAGATCCAAATTTTGCTAAAGAAATTGAAAACTTTAAATATATCAGCAATAACACAAGAGTATTAAATACTCAAACGACTGATGTTCCAAATGAACTATACTATAATTTAATACCATTAACAGATTCATTTACAGAATTATTCCAAATTTCTTACGACAAAGAAGTTGTTGCAAACAATAGAATTAAAATTGTTCCTAGTGCATTCAATAATGAATATCCAATTATAGGAATTGGAAGTACAGCATTCAAATTTAATTTAAACACAAAACCAGAAAATACATCATATACAACTTCAAGTGGAGTATCTACTATTTTTTATGATACAAATTCTACCAATACTTCTGGACCAATATCAAAAATAAAAGTTAATTTTGGTGGAAAAAGATACACAAAATTACCAAAAATATCTTCAATTGAAACTGTTTCTGGAAAAAATGCAATTCTCAAATCATCATCTTCTACCATAGGAAAAGTTGATTACTTAGAGAGAGTCAAAGATGGTTTTGACTACCCAACTGATAGCACATTAACACCATTTTTGAGCTCTCCAGCAATAGTTCAAATTAAAGATATTTCAAGGGTTGATTATGTTGGCATAATAACTGGAGGAAAAGGATACAATACTGCTCCATCACTCAAAGTTATTGGAAATGATAAGATAAAGTTATCTGCCGAATTACAAAGTGGAAGTATTGTTGGTGTAAAAGTTGTTGAAAACACTAATGATTTAATCACACCATTAAGAATTGTACCTATAAACAATTCTAATGGATATGAGATTGATGACATCGTAGCAGAAAATGATGGTTCTACAGTTACTTTAGAATTATTAAATGATACTCAATTATATCCATTAATTACAACTGGATATGGAAAAACAGAAACCGTATTCCCATTTGCTGTTGGAGATGAAATCTTTATAGAAAAATGCAGACAACAAGATAAAACAAAAGACAATTTCAACTCAAAAGATTATGGATATAAGTTTTTCACTGTAACTGGAATAAGTTTAGAAAATTTTACAGTAACCTTTAGTATGACTGGAGTGAAAGATACATTAAATTTAAATCAAAATAATCGTGAAGGTAATTATATCAATACTTATGGTTATGGTGTTGTAATCAATAAAAAGGATATGCCCGAATTTGAGATGATTCTTATTGATGATTTGAATTATATTTCTGGGGAAAAAGTTACTGGATTTGATAACTCTGGTAATTCAGTATTTTCTGCAATTGTTATGGAAAATGGTTGGGATAATGATATCAATCAATTGCGATTGGTTGATGCAAAAGGTGAATTGGAAGTTGGAAATAAACTAAGAGGTGAAAAATCATTATTGAATGGTACTGTTGAATTTGCCAATAAGTTCAACTTAAAATCAACACTTGGAGCAACAAGAGATAAAGTCAATGATGCTGGGAATGAAGTTGGTTTTTTAAATAACTATCAACAAAGAATTTCAGACAATTCTTATTATCAAAAGTTTTCATATTCAATTAAGAGTGAAGTATCTTATGATGTATGGAAAGAACCAGTTCGTTCTGTTATTCACCCAGCAGGGTTTAAAGAATTTTCTGATTTAGATATAATTAGTATTGTTCCATCAACTGCAACCAAAAATCTAAAAGTTGGAATTGCAAACTCCACGTTAGATTTAATTATAAATCTTGATGATGTATCGTCATTTTATAGTAGAAATAATCTATCATTAGTCACAGAAGATGAAGAAAGTTTATTTGAAGATGGTTCAATTGAGAGGGTAAATATTGGAGCAGAAGAAGCAAATGTTGCTGGTATTGGTATAACTGGACCCATTTTTGGTGTAGCACTCAAACCTTATACTTTAAGTAAAACAAATAAGGTTTTGGTAATGGACGACATAAGTAGTCAATTTGATGGTTCAAACGAGTACATTTCAATCGGAACAACAACTGCTACATTTGATAGTTTCTATCCATATTATATAAATCTCAATACTGACAATTTAAATGTTGGTGATTATGTGGGATTTTCTGCTCTACTTATCCCAGACAATACCGTTATTACTGAAATTGGTATTGGTAGTGTAAGATTGAATCTTCCACACAGATTAAATCACGGCATTGAAACATCTAGTGTAAAAATTAGAAGAAGACTTGCTGGAAGTTCTGTAGTTGGAAGTAAATCTTTCAGTTTAACTAGTAAGGGAACACCATTATTCTATCGTGAATTTGATAGTTCTAATAGCAATATTGTTAGTATTGATAATGATATCATAAATCTTCCAAATCATAATTTCCAAACGGGACAGAAAATACTATATTCTGGAGTAATTGGAAATATAAACCCAACAGGGGCAGCAACTACATCGGTTGATGATGCATTTGCTTATGGTATAAACAAAAAATTTGATGATACTATCTGGGCTTCATTTGATATGACTACATTTACATTCGACTCAAATTAAAACATAAATAAACAAAAAGGCAGTCTATTAAATAATGGCGAAACTAGGAATATTTACTGGAACCTCACCAAATGATACTACTGGAGATACCTTATCTCAAGGTGCTGTAAAGATTAATAGTAACTTTAATGAAATTTATAATGCAATTGGAGATGGGACAAATATAACAAATAGTCTTTCATCTATTACAGTTGCTGGACTTTCTACATTCACCAATGGACCAATGTTAGTTGGTTCTGGGATACAAACAGGAACCTCAAAACTTCAAATATCTGGAAATACTTTTATCACAGGTTCTGTTGGTGTAGGAACCACAAATCCATCATCAAAACTTCATATTGTTGGTGATGGTAGATTTACTGGTATAGTTACTGCTTCTAGTTTTAGTGGTAATGCTTCTTCTTCTGGTTATGCTACAACAGCAGGTATAGCAACTTACGCTACCAATGCTGGAACTTCAACATCAGTCATTGGTGGTATTGGTTCTATTACACAACTTCGAGTTACTGGAATTTCTACATTCGCAAATGGACCAGTTCTGATAGGTGGTGAAACTTCCACAGGAACATCAGGTCAAGTTTTTCAAGTCACTGGTATCAGTAGTGGTGTTTATATTGGTGGTTCAGTTGGTATTGGAACTACAAATCCAATATCAAAACTTCACGTTGTCGGTAATTTACAAGTTGACGGAACAATTACTGGTAGTTTTTCTGGTACTCTTGAAAATGCAACAACAGCAACTAATGTTATTGGTGGTATTGGTTCCATTACACAACTTCAAGTTGGTCCTGGCATTACAACAGTAGGATTTATTACTGCCACTAGTGCTTATGTTGGAGTTGCAACAGTAGGGATTATTACTGCCACCAATCTTCGAGTTTCTGGCATCACAACAGTAGGTTTTATTACTGCTACTAGTGCTTATATTGGAGTTGCAACAGTAGATTTTATTACTGCTACTAATTCTTATGTTTCTGGTGTTTCCACTTTTTCTGGTAATTCTTATTTTTCCAATTCAATAGGTATAGGAATTACAACTCCAACATCTTCGTTATCTGTAAATGGTTCAACGGTGATTGGAACAGAATTATTAAATATGACTGGTTTATCCAGTACATTCACAACTGTTGGAAGTAATACTTTTACAGTTCCTGCTGGTGTAACAAAGATTTCTGCTGTATTGATTGGTGGTGGTGGAGCAGGTGGTGCCTCTGGTGGTTCTTCTGGTGGAAATGGTGGAGGTGGAGGAGGACTGATATATGTTAACGATTATTCAGTAACTCCAGGACAAACTCTCAATATCACTGTTGGTGCTGGTGGTGTTGCAGTTTCCGAAGGTGCGGGAGGAAATGGTGGAGATAGTTCAATAACAGGGATTGCTACAGCATTTGGAGGAAAAGGTGGTGCATCTGATTATCAAGGATCAGTTGGTGCTGGTGGTTCTGGTTCTGGAGGTCAAGGTGGAGCAACTGGAGGTTCTGGTGGCAGAGCAACATTAAATAGTGGTGCTGGAGGTGGAGGTTCTGGTGGTTATAGTGGCAATGGAGGAACTGGTGGAAATGGAGCAGGTGGTAGTGGAGGTGCAGGATCTGGTGGTGGAGCAGGTGGTGGAGCAGGTGGTGGTGACTCTGGATCTGGTGGTGGTGGAGTTGGTGTATTAGGACAAGGAACTTCTGGATCACTATCAAATGGTGCTGGAAATGCTGGTTCTGGTGGATCAAATGGATTAACTGGAAATACAACTAATGGTGCTGGTGGTGGGATATATGGTGGTGGAGGTGGTGGTGGTGATGGTGGTGCTGGATCTGTTATTGGAGGAAATGGGGCACAAGGTATTGTAAGAATTATATGGTCTCCAAGTTCTAAGTTTTCTAGATTATTCCCAACAAATCAAGTTGGAAACAGTATAAATCAATAAAGGTATTAAAGAAAAATGGCAAACAACACAGGAACATTTTTTAACGTTAATGATAATGATGGCATACCTTTAGTTGGTGTTTCTACTGATGGTAAAGTGATGATCAATCACCTTTATGGAAACTGCTTGATTGGTTCAACATCAGCAACAGGAACAGCATCACAACCACTTCAAGTTACTGGTGGTGCTTATGTTTCTGGTTCTGTTGGTATAGGAACCACAAATCCAACCTCAAAACTATCAATCGTTGGTGATGGCAACTTTACTGGTGTCGTTACTTCTACTGGAGGTTTTGTAGGAAGTCTTACTGGAACAGCAACTACTGCCAATAACGTAAGTTCTACTATTGATATTAATACTTCTGGTATTATAACTGCTTCTAGTTTTACTGGAAATCTTACTGGTACAGCAACTACTGCTAATAACGTAAGTTCTACTATTAACATAAACACTAGTGGGATTATAACTTCTACTGGAGGTTTTGTAGGAAGTCTTACTGGTACAGCAACTACTGCCAATAACGTAAGTTCTGCTATTGATATTAATACTTCCGGTATTATAACTTCTACTGGAGGTTTTGTAGGAAATCTTACTGGTACAGCAACTACTGCTACACATCTTGAAGATGCTGAAAATATAACAACTGGCACAATAGCAAGAGAAAGATTAACTGGAACTTATGATATTAATATTACTGGGTCTGTAGTAAGTTCTGGTCAAGTGCTTGATAATTTGACCACTACTGGACTTTCCACATTTACCAATGGACCAGTATTAGTTGGTTCTGGAATACGAACAGGAACATCAAAACTTCAAGTATCTGGAGATACTTTTATCACAGGAAATATTGGCATTGGAACCACAAATCCAACTGCAAAAGTCCATATAGGTGCTGCAACAACTTCTGACCCAGGCGGTTCTCCATTAAAAATTGGAGCAGGAACTACCATTTTAGCAACACCAGAAGTAGGTGCGATTGAGTATGATGGTTCTTACTTATATCAGACTCCAAACTCTACCTCTGGTAGAGCATATGTTCCTCCTGTTTATTCATTTAGAAGAACTACTGATGGTTCAGCAATTGGTAACGCAATTGCTGATTTCTTTACAACACCAAGTTCATTAAGTTTAGAGGCATCATCGGTCTATAAAATTACTTGCTTCGCATACTTTACAAAAACTACAGCAGGTACTGCAACTTGGACTCATACGTTTTCTTCTGCTCCTACTATATTCACATCATCTCTCACATATTCGCCAGTTACTGGTATTGCAAATGGAACACAGACAAATGTACTTTCATACTCTGGAGGTCAGTCTACTGCTTCGATGGCTCATGCTGCTACTGCATCATTATCTACGGGAGTGAATCATTTTTCAAGATTTGAATTAATTGCTGTAACAAATGCTGCCACTAACTGGAGACTTCGTTTAACTCAAAGTGCTGGTACTGCTACTCCACTTGCTGGTAGTTTTTATACAATAGAAAAAGTAGGTCCATCAACTGGTACATTTGTCGCATAAGTCCTCAATAAATATAAGAATAAAAGAGTAGTTTTCGTAATAATGCGAACAGTTCCAGGGTCAGGTGCAAGTTTTAAACCAGAGTTTGATACTGAGTTTTATTCTGTATCAAAAATTTATGTAATCGATGGTGGGTCTGGATATTCTTCAACTGACCCACCAAAAATTACGATACAAAATACCCAAACACCAGTAGTAGAAGGAGTTTTTTATCCTGTAATTTCTAGTGGTTCTATTCAAAGTGTAAAGGTAATCAGTGGCGGATCTGGGTATTATCCAATAACAGCAGAAAATCAAACAAGAATTGGAATTGGCACAACATCTTTAGTCGAATCACAATTTGTGACTAAAGAATATGGTGCTGGAATTATAATGGGAGTGAGTGGTGGTATTGGAAGTGCAATATTTGAGAATGGATATAATGTAGCAATCAGTACTACAATTACTGGCATATCGACTTTGATACCTTATGCATCAAGTCGAATTTATGGATTTGGAAATCCAATTCCATCTACTACATCTGGAATTGGAACTGGTGCAACATTTGAAGTTTGGATTACTTATGACGGTTCAGTAACTGGAAATCCAATTTCAACATCCATTATTCTCAAAGATGGTGGAAGAGGATATGGAATAGGAAATACAGTTTCAATTGCTGGAACTTATCTCGGAGGAGCAAATCCAACTCACACATTATCATTTAAAGTATCTAAAGTTTCAAGTACAGCAATAGTATCAGCAGCAAATTCAACATATACTGGTGTTGCTGGCACTACAACAGTTGGGGTTGGATCTGGTGCAAAATTTAACATATCAAGAGATTCTTCGGGAAAAATTAGTTCCGTTCAAGTTGCAAATGGAGGAAGATCTTATGCTATTGGAAATCAAACAGATGGGTCTTTGACGGACATTATTAGCATTGCTGGAACATCTATTGGTGGATCTACACCAGCAGATGATTTATATCTTTCTCCAACACTTTTGGGAACAGATCTTTTGCCACAAGTTTTATATATTGATAAATTAAATGATAATCAATTTAAAGTATCTGGGTTATCAACTTCTTCTAATTTAAATATTGATAATTATGGAATTGGAACTCATTCATTCACTTATCCTGAACCAAATTCAAGTGCGTTAATTACCATTGACAATATCATCCAATCACCACTATACAGAAGAGGCACTACCTTATATCCAGCAGCATCAATTGGAATTGGGAATACAATATATTTGAGATCTGGCATTTCATCATTATCATCTTTGGATGTTTTAATGGTGGATTTGGAATTGATGAAAGTGAGATCGGTTGGTATTGGTTCAACCAATAGTGTTATAGTGAATCGTGGATATTATGGAACAACAGCAGCAGGTCATACTGTTGGGGCAGCAGTTACTGTGATGAGAGGTGATTTTAATATAGTCAAGGATACAATTTATTTTACTGATCCTCCATACGGAAAAATAGGTCAAGAAAGCATACAAGTAAACTCATCATTTCAAGGAAGATTTTTCTCAAGAAGATTTGAACCAGGAAATACATCAGATAAAAATTTAATTATCGATGACATTTCTAAAGATTTTACTGGAAAGGCAGAAACAGTAGGAATTAGAACAGGAACTCTTAGTTCTTCAAGTAAAAATACAATAAGTGGAATTATTACATCTTCTTTAAGTTTAGGTGATGTTCTAAATTTAGAATATACAGAAAATGAATATATTGTAAGAAATACAGTTATTCAATCTATAGGTGTTGGGTCAATTACTATTGCTCCAAATCATAATGTAAATACTGGAATTGCCACAACAACATTCAATATTACAAGATTAAATTATGTGTTGAAATCAAATGGGGAAAATATATCTGGATTATATTCTGATACTAATAGCAGTTCAAATATAAACAATAATCCATTTATTCTATTGAATAATGTTTCTCAGATATCAGATAGTGATTTTATTATCGATACAGAAGGAAATAACACTATTAAGTTTATAAGTGGTGTTCCAAATGCTGGAAAAATTGTTAGAGTTGCGATTACGACTGGATATGGTTACCAGCCCCTCGTAGGTGCCTCTGCAACAGTTTCTGTATCTGCTGCTGGCACAATATCAAATATTTACTTAACTGGTGCTGGAGGTGGTTATAGAATTGCTCCAGTAATTAGTGTTGCTTCTACAATTGGTAATGGTGCTACAATTACTGCTTCAATTGGTTCTGGTGGAACAATAACTTCACTAACTATAGTAAATGCAGGAACTGGATATACAACTACAGCAAAACCATCAATCAACATACCAATTCCTCCAAATTATAGCAATCTTGGTGTTGCTTATACTGGTGGTTCTAGTGGTGTCGGTGAAGGAGCAAAGGTTTCTGTGATCGTAAGTAATGGTTCTAGTATTACTGGATTTAATATAGATGATCCTGGATATGGTTACAAAGTTGGGGAAGTATTAACAGTTGTTGGTATTACCACAAACCCATCGGTTGGAGTGGGATTTAGTGAATTTAGAATGACAGTATTGGAAACATTCACAGATAAATTTGGTGGGTTTTATCCAGGACAATTTGTTAGAATCAACAGTCTTGCGCCATTTTTTACTGGAAAAAAACGCAAATTCTTATTAACTGTCACAACTCTTGGCATAACAGATACATTTTCAGTAAGAGCAATTCCAGGTTCAGATCTAAACACAAGCAATAACTTTTTTGTTTTTATAAATGACATTTTACAAAAACCAGATGAATCTTATAAAATAATTGGTTCACAAATAATTTTCAATGAAGCACCAAAGGCAAATTCAAAATGTTTGATTTTATATTATAGAGGATCAGATTTGGATGTAGAACAGGTAGATCCACCAAAAACAATAAAAGAAGGTGATTCCATTCAAATTGGAGAAAACATATTAGATCCATATGACAGAGAACAATTTGAACGTGTGGTGAAGAAAATTGTTTCTTTTGACACAGTTGATACATTTCCTTATGATAGTCTTGGTATTAACACTAATCCCAAAAAAGCAAGACCTCTCAATTGGACTAAACAAACAAGAGATAGAATTATTAATGGTGTTTTATATTCAAAAGGAAGACCAGATTTAAAATCGAGAAATACACCAACAACAAGAATTATTAAATCGATTGAGAAAAATGATACTACAATATATGTAAATAATGCTTTTCCATTATTTGTGGAAGATATTGGAAGAGGATTAACAGAAGAATTAAGAGACATTATTGTTCTTGATAATAAGACAGTCGATCCAGCATCTGGAACTGCTGTTGTTTCTGCCGCATCGACTATTTCAAATATTACAATTACAAATTCTGGTTCGGGATATCAAATTGCAAATCCAACAGTTGCAATTTCTTCGGCATTCATAACAAGAAAAGATCCAATTTATAATTGGAAAGGAACTTCTGGAATAACTACAAATTACGAAATAAAATCAATTACTTATGGAAATATTTTTGTTGGTGTTGGAACAAGTAGTCTTTTAGTTAAGAGTGTAGATGGAATATCTTGGTCCAATAGTAGTATTGGGTATGGAAACACAATTTCATTCAATTCTGTCGCATTTGCCGGAACAAATACTTATGTTGCCGTAGGACAAACTGGGAAAATCATAACAGCAACAACAACAGGAATTGGAACTGGAGTATCTTCTTGGATTGAATGTAAGTTATTTAACAGTACTATTAATTTTGTTGGTGTTCCAGATATTCAAGATAGTACATATAATGGTGAATTCAAAGACATTTCTTATTCTTCATCTAAAAATACTTTTGTTGTTGTTGGTAAAATTTCCAATTACAATCAAAAATCTCCAATTTTCACTGCTGTTGGGATTGGGACTACTCAATTCTTCGAACAAAACAAAACAAATATAAAAAATCTAAATTCAATTGCAAATAATAATAGTACTTTTGTTGCAGTTGGTGATGATGGAACAATTTATTATTCCTCCAATTTGGAAGTTTGGTCCATTATTGGAGATTCATCAAAACCAACTACGCAAAATTTAAATAAAGTCATATGGGATGGAACAAAATTTATTGCAGTAGGAAATAATGGGTCAGTAATAACTTCATTAAGTGGTAATGCCTGGTCTTCGCAAACTAATATAAATATTACAAATAATTTAACAAATATAAACTATTATGATGGTGTTTATGTTGTGTTAGATGATAATGGGAATTTGTATTATTCATTAGACCTTTCAACTTGGGAAAAAAGATCAACAAACCAATCAAATGCAATTAGAGATTTAATTTTTGTTCCATCATTAAGTTATGAGGGAAGATATGTTGTAGTTGGATCTGGCACAACGATTATGTATGCAGAACCAATGTATAATAGAGCAACAGCAACGTCTTCGTCCACAAACGGTATTGTGACTTCGGTGTCAATCACAAATGGCGGATTTGGTTACTCCCAAACAAACGTTCCTCCTGTTATTTTTGATACTACAAAATCAAATAGAGAAAAGGTATATTCAATAAAAGCAAAAGGTGATTTTGGAACAATAACTGGCATCAATACTATAGGAATTGGTTTATCCTCTTTGGAATTTAAATTACAATCAGAAACTTATGATAATACCAATCTTGGTATTGGATATTCATCACTTGATAAGTTTGGTGTATCATATAGTCAATTGGAAACTGGAGATTATTTTGTAATTTTTGACAGCAATGTGACTTCTGGATATGCTTTAACCGGAATAACAACCACTACTGGAATTAGAGTTGGAACAGCAACTTCATTCATTGATGGTCTGTATAGAGTAGAAAATATTATTTCAAATCCATCATCTGGAATAGTGACCGTGAGATGTGATTTTGTTTCTGTTCCCAATGGTGTAGATAAAGCAATAAATCTTGGAATTAATACGACTGGATTTTATGGAAGATATACTTGGAGTAAAATATATGATTATCAAAATAGAGCAAGAGAAAATCCAAAAGACTTTGTTGTAAATACGAATGATGGACTGACTGGATTATCTACAGCAGCAGAAGTTTATAGAACTCGTGGTTTGATTTAGTAATAAATAGAAAAAAAGTATACGATTAAAATGTCTGCAATTATATCAGATCAATTTAGGATAATGAATGCTGAGACTTTCACAAAAAGTCTTATTGGTGTTGGAGATACGGCAAATACTTATTATACTTTTATAGGACAACCAAATGCTTTGAATTCTCAAGCAAATGGATCAGCATCTTGGGGGGAGGGATTACCTCCATTGGATGGGTTTAAAGAAGAATGCGAAATAAAAGAGACTATTATTTCTATGAAAAAAGTCACTAGAAGTGACGTGAGAAGAATGGTAAGAAAAAAAACTTGGGAAAGTAATTTTACCTATGAAATGTATAGACATGACTATACAGTTTATAATTTATCCCCAATTACAAACTCTACATCATTATATGATGCAAATTATTATGTAATTAACGATGATTTGAGAGTTTATATTTGCCTACAAAATGGTACAGATCCAGAAAATCCAAAAGGAAAACCGTCAGTAGATAAACCAGATTTTGTAGATTTGGAACCAAGACCTGCGGGAACAAGTGGTGACGGATATATTTGGAAATATCTGTATACGATCAAACCATCTGAAATTGTAAAATTTGATTCCATTGAATTTATTCCAGTTCCAGAAGACTGGGGAACAGTCGGTGAAAGTATTTCAATCAAAAATAATGCCATCAATGGGAAAGTACAAATTTTAACTATAAAAACTAGAGGTTCTGGATATGCTCCAATTTCAAAAACATTTGTAAATATTCCAATTCTTGGTGATGGCACTGGAGGAAAAGCAACTGTTATAGTTGATTCTTTTGGGAAAGTTTCAGATGCTTATGTTACTGATGGTGGAATTGGATATACCAAAGGAATTATTCAATTTGAACCAGGGGCACCAGGAATTCCAGATGAATTAGTAAATACTGGAACAATTGCTAGTTTTGATGTAATTATTCCCCCCAAAGGAGGTCATGGTTATGATATCTACAGAGAACTTGGTGCTTATAGAGTTTTAGTTTATTCTCGTTATAATACCGATGAAACAAATCCTGATACTATTATTGGAAATGATTTTGCTAGAATCGGAATTATCAAAAATCCAACAAAAATAACGAGTGATGTTGAACCATTAGATGCAGCAGAAGTAAGTGCTCTGAAAGCATTAAAATTAACTGGTGTTGCTACCACATTAACAACTTATGCAGTTGATTCTACAATCACTCAAACAGTTAGTAGTGGCACTGTTGCAATTGGTTTTGTTGCTTCGTGGAACAATATAACAGGTGTCTTGAAATATTATCAACCAGTTGGACTAGCAACAGTTGGGGTTGGATATAAAATTAATGATTTTAGTTCTACTGGTTCATCTTTGGTAATAAATGGTGCTGCTTCTGGAACACCACTAAGTATTGATACTTCTTTTACTGGCATTAGTACCGTAATAAATAATAGGACATATCAACTGGGAAGCAACTTTGTTGCTGGTATTGCGTCTGCAGAATACAATAAAAAGTCTGGTGAAATCATTTATATTGACAACAGACCACCAATACCAAGATCAGCAAGTCAAAAAGAAGATATCAAAATCGTTTTGGAGTTCTAAAGAAAAATGCCACAGAATACTAACCTAAACGTATCTCCATATTTTGATGATTTTGATGCGACAAAAGGGTATCAAAGAGTTTTATTTAAACCAGGAACCCCAATTCAAGCAAGGGAATTAACAACTCTTCAATCAATTTTACAAAATCAAGTTGAAAAGTTTGGGAAACATTTCTTCAAAGAAGGTTCTATGGTTATTCCGGGTCAAATTGGTTATGACTCGGAATATAGTTGCGTACAAATTGATGACGCACATTTGGGAATTCCAGTATCATCATACATTGATAAGTTTATAGGTAAAAGTATAAAAGGGGAAACAAGTGGTGTTACTGCGGTAGTAGAAAATTATATTACAAATACAGTATCAGAAAAAAATAACTACACACTATATGTAAAGTATAAGAGTTCTAGTGATACAAATTTTACAAATAAAACTTTTGTTGATGGTGAAAATTTAATTTCATTGGAAAATGTGGATTACACATTATCTTCAATTAGAGCAAATACATCTTTTGCGACTTCGATTATTTCTGGTTCTATTGGTAAAGGGTCTGCAGCAAAAATTGAAGAAGGTGTGTATTTTGTTCGTGGATTCTTCATTACTGTTCCAAAACAAGTAGTAATTTTAGACCAATACACAAATACTCCAACATATCGTGTTGGTCTTTTGATTGACGAAGAGATTGCAGTAGCATCAAATAATTATAATGATTTGTTTGATAATGCTCAAGGATTTTCAAATTATGCTGCTCCAGGTGCTGATAGATTAAAAATTTCTACAACTTTAATCAAAAAAGAAATTGATGATTTTAACGATCAGGATTTCGTAGAATTGTTACGAGTAGAAAATGGTGGATTAACAAAGTTTGTAGATAGAACTGATTATAATTTAATTAGAGATGAATTAGCAAGAAGAACTTATGACGAATCTGGTGATTATTATGTAAGACCCTTTGATATTAATGTAAAGGAATCGTTAAATGACAGAATTGGAAATAATGGAGTTTATTATTCAAGCCAAAAAACTAAGCAAGGAAATAATCCATCAAAAGACCTTGCTTGCATTTCAATAAGTCCAGGAAAAGCATACGTCCGTGGATATGAAATTGAAACGATTAGTAATACTATTGTAGATATAGAAAAACCAAGAACAACAGAACGAGCAGAGAATGCATCAATTCCATTTAATGTTGGAAGACAGATTCTATTAAATAATGTCTTTGGTTCTATTGCAGTTGGATTAACAACACAAGTAAGTCTTTATGATACCAGAACAGCAACACCAGGATCTTTATCTGGAACAAAGATTGGAGTTGCTAGACTTTATGATTTAAAATTAAAAAATGCAGCATATTCAAATGCTTCAACTCAATTTGAAAGTTCTCTTTATGATATTCAAACATATACAGTATTGACAATTAACACTGCATTGACACAAACTGCTCCAGCATATATTGAAGGAAAAAATAGTGGTGCTAAAGGATATTTGGTTAGCAATGCATCATCTACCACTTTAACATTATATCAAGTTTCTGGGTCATTTATAGCAAATGAGCAAATTAAAATTAATGGTTTAGACATTTCTCGCACAATCACATCAGTAAAAGATTATTCTTTATCTGATGTTCATCAAATATACTCTCCTGGATTTACTGCTGACCCAATTTTATCAAAAAATTTATCAGTTGCAGAACCAGGAACTCAATTTACTATTACTGGTAATAGTGGTGGAATTTCTACAGTAACAACTTCAAATCAAAACTTTTATGTTGGAGTTAATGTAGGTGATATTGTATCATACACAAAACAAGGGGAAAGTGTACCTACTTACAATAGAGTTTCTGCTGTTAGTGGATCCTCAAGATCTTTAACTATTGTAGCAACGACTTCTGTTTCCGGTGTTTGTTCTGGTGCTCTTCCAGGTTCAACTATTACTGTAAATGACTTCAAAGTATCATCTTTGGACGTTTTAAATACACAAAATGCCTTTTTATACGCACGTTTAAATAATTCAAAAGTTTCAAATTTAGATTTAACTGGTTCTGATGTAGTATTCAAAAAATCTTACACTATTACTGCTGGTGAATTTAGTGATGGTGCCTGGAGTGCGACATTAGAAACAGACACTTCTTTAACGTTTGAACCATTTGATGAGGAAGATTATAATTTAACTTTTGCCGATGGAACTGTAGCAGTATTAGATAACCAAAAATTAGTTCCAAGTGGAAGAACCATATCTATTCAAAATATTACTGTAAATTCAGGTGCAGCAATATTAACTGCTACTCTCAAAAAAGTAAACACAAAAACTCGCAAAAAGATATACAATAGATGCTCTAGTCTAACAATCAACAAAACTTCTTCTGGTGTTTCCACATCCACAAGTGGTTTAACTATCAGCACTGTTTATGGATTAAGAGTTGAAGATGATGAGATTTCATTAAATGTTCCAGATGTAGAATCAGTTATTGGAATTTTTGAATCATCTTCATCTTCAACTCCAACATTACCATCAATTACATTAATTGGATTAAATTCAAATATTTTAAATTCAATTAAAGGTGAAAGAATAATTGGTAAAGACACTGGAGCAGTTGCAAGTTTAGCATCAAATGATGGAACAAATGAAGTAAAATTTGTTTATTTGAATGAAAATATTTTTTCTGTTGGTGAAAAAGTTACATTTGAGGAATCTCAAATTTCTGGAACTGTTGACTCAATTCAAGTTGGTGATAAAAATATTAGAACTAACTTTATTTTGGATGAAGGACAAAGATCAGAATACCTTGATTTTTCTAGAATTATCAGAAAACCGCAAATTGCTGCACCAACCAAGCAGATAACAATTATTTACAATAATTATACAATAGATTCATCTGATGTTGGTGATTTTGTTGGAGTAAATTCTTACGATAAAGATAGATATGGAGATGACATATCATCAGTTGACGGAATATCTTTAAGTGATGTTATTGATTTAAGACCAAGAGTTGCTCCTTATTCTGGCACAAAATCACCATTTGAGTACGAATCTAGAATATTTACTGGAGAAAATTCATCTAGAAATATTTTTGCACAACAAAAAGCATTAAATCTATCTTATGAGTATTATCTACCAAGAATTGATAGATTATTTTTAACAAAAGAAGGATCATTTATCGTAAATAAAGGTGTACCATCACTTCAACCAAAACTTCCAAATAGTTTAGATTCTTGTCTGGAAATAGCAACAATTCGTTTACCTGCTTATTTGAATAGGGCAGAAAATGCATCAACATCTTTGGTACAACACAAACGATATACAATGAAAGATATTTCCAGATTGGAAAATAGACTTTCAAATGTTGAATATTATACATCATTGTCTTTATTGGAAACAGATACTCAAAATTTAACAATAAGAGATGCTACAACAAAATTAGATAGATTTAAATGTGGTTTCTTTGTTGATAATTTTAGATCTTATAATGGAGGAGAAATAAGAAATCGTGATTATAAAGCAAGTGTCGATGATGCAAATGGATTATTAAGACCAACCCATTACACAACTTCTATAGATTTGCTTTTAGGATCTGAAGCAGTTATTGGAATTGGCCAGACATCAAATCCAGATGCTGATTTACGTTTTGTTAGTGATTTAGGTTCTCCAAATATAAAAAGAGTTGGAGATATTGTATGTTTGAATTATTCTGAGGTTGAATATGTAAAAAATCAGTTTGCCACAAGAAGTGAAAATGTAAATCCATTTAATGTGATAAACTGGATTGGATCAATTCAATTAAATCCATCAAGTGATACTTGGATTGAAACAAGAAAAACAGAAAGAACTTATGACATTGAAGGCAGTTATGATGCGTCAATGGCACTTGCCAATGCCGATAGTAATACTGGTCTTTCTCCAATTGATTGGAACTCTTGGGAAACCACTTGGACTGGTTCAAATGTTTCTAGTTCATCTTCTGGTCCAGTATTTACTGGAAGTTCTACTGAATCATTTACCATCGATCCTGGTGGTGGAAGAAGATTGGTAACTGATGTTACAGTAACACAAAATAATTTTCAAACTACAACAAATACTACAGTAACTACAACAACAAATCAATCTAGACAAGGAATTCAATTAGGTGTTACTGAAAGATTTGATTCCACAAATCTTGGAGATAAAATTATTTCTAGAGAAATCATAACAACGATGAGATCTAGGAACATTGAAATTATTTCCAAAAGATTAAAACCATCATCAAGAGTTTATGCATTTTTTGATAATGTTGATATGACTTCATATGTTGTACCAAAATTGATTGAAGTTTCAATGTCTAGTGGAACTTTTGTTAGTGGAGAAACAATAGTTGGAAGTTTGGGTTCAAAAACTATTAGATTTAGACTTGCAACACAAAATCACAAATATGGTCCATATAATTCACCAACAGAAACATTTTTATTAAATCCATATTTACTAGAAAATTCTTTATCTAGTTCATACTCATCAACAACTACGATATTAAATGTTGATACTGCAAGTTTAGAAATGCAGGCATCATCTGGTTTTTATGGTAGTATTGCAAAAAGTATGCAATTGGTTGGACAAACTAGTGGAGCAATTGCAAAAATCTCTGATGTTAGATTGATAGCAGATGAATCTGGAGTTTTCATTGGTTCGTTGTTTATTCCCGACCCAACAATTCCATCAACTCCATCATTTAGAACTGGAACAAAGACTTTTGTTTTAACCTCAAGTTCAACAAATTCTACAGTAGTTACTTCAGATGAAACTACAGCAGAAGTCAATTTCACTTCTGCTGGAACTTTAGACAATGTTGAAAATTCTACACTTAGGATCAGAAATGCAAATGTCGAAAGAATTCCACGCACAGATTCACGAACACTTGTCAATTCTGTCACATCAACATCTACTGCAAATACTGCTGATACTTCAACATCACAATCAACTAGATGGGTTGATCCTTTAGCACAATCATTTGAAGTTGCTGATACTAATGGAGTTTATATTACAAAATGTGATATTTTCTTCAAAACAAAAGACACCAAAGGAATTCCAGTAACACTTCAAATCAGAACGATGCAATCTGGTCTTCCAACACAAACATTTTTACCATTTTCAGAAGTAACATTAGATCCAAAAGATGTTAAAGCATCTGAAGATGGTACTGTTGCAACTACTTTTACTTTCCCTTCTCCAGTTTATTTGGAAAAAGTTGGTTCTGGATATTCTATTGTATTAATCTCGTCTTCCGATTCGTATAATGTATGGATTTCAAGAATGGGAGAACCAGACATATCAACTGCAAATAAACCAGATTCTCAAAAAATTATTGTTTCCAAACAACCGACTCTTGGTGCATTATTTAAATCACAAAATGGATCAACTTGGACTGCATCTGATTTGGAAGATTTGAAGTTTACCTTATACAGGGCAGATTTTGTAACTTCGCCAGCATCATTTAGATTCTATAATCCAGATCTATCTATTGGCAATAATCAAGTTGCAACATTGAGAAAAAATCCACTAAATGCGTATTCAAATTCGGCATTAATTGGTTTAGGTAAGAGTCTATCTACTTCGGAACAAACCTCATTAGTTGTCGGAAATACAATTAGTCAAACAACCAATACCAATTTTACTTCAAATCTTAAATCTCTTGTTGGTGCAGTTGGAATTGGTTCAACCTTAACATTAACAAATGTTGGTTCTGGGTTTACAAGTGGGGCAACAGTATATTCAAATATAAGTTTGATATCATTAACAGGATTCGGACAAAATGCAAAAGTCAATCTTTCAGTTTCCTCTGGTGTAGCAGTCGCTGCAACTATTACTGATGGTGGTTCTGGATATGCTCCTGGTGATACATTAACAGTAAGTTCTACTGATACTAATAATCTTGGAAAAAATCTCATCTTAACCATTCCAAACAATGTTGGAATTATTTCAGCAGTCAATTCTATTATTGTTGATAATATTCAAGGAAAATTAGACACATCGGGAACAAAAACAATTACCAATAATGGTTCTTCTATAGCAGGAGCAACTGTAACTAGTACTGTTAATATTTCTGATGGATTGCACTTTAAAGTCAATCACCAAAATCACGGAATGCATTCACCAATCAATCAAGTTACTTTGAGTGGAATCGAATCTGATATTGCTCCTGTAAAACTAACTGCTGACTATTCTTCTACTTCTACTAGTGATATTACATTAAATTCAATCGGTACTTTAGAAACCTTCGAAAACATTGCTGTTGATTCAAATAATCCAGGTTATATTGTTATTGATAATGAAATTATAAAGTATACAGGAACTTCTGGAAATACTTTAACTGGTATTAGTGGTGGAAGAGGAATTGACAATACAGTTGCGACATTACACTTGACAAACGCATCCGTATTTAAATACGAATTCAATGGAGTTTCACTCAGAAGAATCAACAAAACTCATAAATTTACAGATGTTGATTTAACAAAATATCCAATTGAACTTGATTCTTACCACGTAAAAATAGATCAATCGACACCAGGAACCAATAGAAGCACTGGAAATACTAATTCATATCCAGAGTTATTCTTCAAACAATCTAAATCTGGTGGAACATATTCGTCAACCCCAATTGTTGGGTCTTTTAATGGACCAAAAGCAACACAAAATATCACATTTAATAGTATTAGACCAAATATACAAACATTATTACCAGAAACAACATCAGTTGGAGCAAAAATCAGAACAACAACTGGAACAAGTGTGAATGGAACTGAAATTTCATTCACGGATAGAGGATTTGAAGATATATCTTTAAATTCTACCAATCAACTAAGTGAAACTTCTGCGATTTATTCTAAAGTAAATGAACTTTCAAATTTAACCACTTTACCCGGAAATAGATCATTCACTATGGAACTTCTATTGTCAACAGGTGATAGAAAAGTATCTCCAATGATTGATTTGCATAGAGTAAACATAATCACAACAATGAATAGGATTAATAATCCTGTTTCTGATTTTGCTTTAGATCCAAAAGTAAATCAATTGAGTGGTGACCCAAATGCAGCAATTTATGTTTCAAAAATTGTAAAGTTACAAAAATCAGCAGATAGTTTGAAAGTTCTCTTTGATGCTTATAGACACTCATCAAATGATATTAGAGTTATGTATAGATTGCTTAGAAATGATACTCCAGATTCACAACAATTATATGAATTTTTCCCAGGATATGACAATCTTGATGAGAATGGAAACGTAATCGATTCTTCAAAAAATAATGGAAAATCTGATAGATTCGTTCAAGCATCAAATACTTTAGGTGATTTTGGTAATTATGAATTTACTGGTAAAAATATAACTCCATTCAATGGATTCCAAATTAAAATTATTATGACTGGAACAAATCAATCATATGTTCCACTTATTAGAGACTTAAGAGCAATTGCATCAATATGATACCAGTAGAAGGACACAAAGGATTGTATCGTGATGAAAAATCAAATGCAATCGTAAATTGCAATGATTATGAATACCAAGAATATTTGAGAGTCAAAAACTCATCATTAGAGGAAAAAAATGAAATTGAAAATTTAAAAACCGAATTGACTGAGATAAAATCGTTACTTGCAAAACTCTTAGAAAACAAAACCTAAATATATTAGGAAAGATTTTATCTAGTTATCATAATGGCAATATATGTAGCTAATATAACAATTCCAGGGGGTGCTGATTTTAATCAGACATTTTTTCTTGAATCAGTAGCAAATACTCCATTGGATTTGACTGGATATACTGGTTATGCAAAATTAAAAAAATCACCAGCATCATTAAATACTTCTGCTGTTTTTACAGTTTCTTTCCCCAATAGACCTGACGGAAGAGTTAAAATTTCTTTAGGTTCAACTATCACATCAACATTGAGACCAGGAAGATATTGTTATGACATACTATTAGATAGTGGAACAGCAAAGACAAGAGTTGTTGAAGGAAGTGCTTTAGTTACTGCTGGAATTACCACCGCATAAAAACAATGTCAGACATTAGAGTAAGAACTAATTCAGACAATTTAATAAAAGTAAGACTTGGTGCTGATAACGCAAACAGGGTAGTTTCTGCTGTTGCAAATTTAAAAATGAATCTTACCGATTTAAATGATGTCAATACAACTACAGCAATTCCAAACAATTCAGTACTTGTATACAATTCATCAACAGAACAATGGAATCCATATCCATTCATTGATGGTGGCACATATTGATAAATAATTAGAGTCTAAAATTAAATAATGTCTCAACCATCAAGTCGTCAAGGATTAATTGATTACTGTTTGCGAAAACTTGGATATCCTGTTCTAGAAATTAACGTCGATGACGACCAAATTGACGATTTGGTAGATGATGCTATTCAATTTTTTAATGAAAGACATTATGATGGTGCGGCAAGAGTATATTTAAAACACAAACTTCTACCTGATGAAAAAACTATAGTAAGAACAGGTATCACAAGTTCAACTGCAAATTCTTCTGTTGGAATAACAACGGTCAATTATCAAGAAACAAATAATTTTATTCAACTTCCAGATACAATCATTGGAGTAAATAACGTATTTAAATCGGATGCAAATACAATATCATCTGGTTTGTTTAATATCAAATATCAAATATTTTTGAATGATTTGTATTATTATGGTGCTCTCGATTTGCTAAATTATGCAATGGTAAAAACACATTTGGAAGATATTAGCAGACTAATAACTCCAGATGTTCAATTGAGATTTAATAAAAAACAACATAGGTTGTATTTGGATATAGACTGGGCAATGGTAAATGAAAATAGTTATATTATTGTCGATTGTATTCGAATTGTAGATCCATCAGACTTTTCTGCCGTATATAATGATTGGTGGTTAAAAAGATATTTGACTGCAATTATAAAAAGACAATGGGGTCAAAATTTAATTAAATTTAATGGAGTCCAACTTCCTGGTGGAATTACGATGAATGGTGAAAGAATATTAAATGATGCGATTAGAGAAATTGAAGAACTTGAGACAGAACTTAAGACTGATTATGAATTACCCCCAATGGATATGATAGGATAATGGCACCACTAAATCCCTATTTTCTGGGAGGTTCTTCCAGTGAGCAAAGACTTGTTCAAGATTTAATCAACGAACAACTGAAAATGTATGGGCAAGATGTTGTGTATATGCCCAGACAATTGATTAATGAAAAAACTATTATCAAAGAAGTTTTAGTATCAAAATTTGATGATAGTTTTAGAATTGAAGCATATATTTCAAATTTCAATGGATTTGGAGGACAAGGAGATATTTTATCAAAATTTGGAGTAAAGACAAGTGATGAACTAACTCTTATCATTTCAAAAGAAAGATATGAAGATTTTATAACTCCATTTTTATTGGATGACCCAGATATCAAAGTTGCAACAAGACCACAAGAAGGAGATTTGATTTATCTTCCAATTGATAATGGTCTTTTTGAAATTAAGTACGTTGAAGGTAAAGTTCCATTTTATCAATTAAACAATCTATATGTTTATGAATTGAGATGTGAAATCTTTAGATACGAAGATGAACTTATTGATACCAGTATTGATGAAGTTGATAGGTCAGTTCAG